TCTATTGTTTGGCTGAGCCGCATAGTTGCCATCATCTAAGGCAATTATGTGTGCGCACTTATGCTCGTGCGGAATTTCCGAATGATCGGTATCTAACATATTAGCATCTGGGTGTCCCCAGTCAATGGTAAATAAATACTTACCATGATGCCATTTTTTGTCTTTACCTATGTATTTGCCTGAGGCGGCTCCTAAAATATCCCAACAATTAACAGCAGGATGATAAGAAAAAGAATTCCAGAGCTGAAGTTCATCAAGTCTCTTAATGGGAACAGACTCCGGTTTAAAACCACGTTGAATAAAAGCCGTAATTGGTAACCTATAAAAAATTGCACCGTTTTCCATAATAGCATGAAAAAGTATGCTGCGTCCAGTAAGACTTGATATACCAAAGATAATACAATCTTCAACTTCTCCATGATGTTTTTTACAATCATATAAATATTCTCTTTTAATTTGTGCATATGTTGCCGGTATGTTTGCATTTAGATAGGCCATAATTTATCATTTAGCAGATCCCCAATTTTTACCTTTTTTATAACTTACTTTGTTATTAATTAATAAAGGAAGTGCTGTCTCCATAGTTTTTTTAATACCTTCTGCTTGTTTATCATCTTTTACTGAAAGACACAATTCATCATGTATTTGGATATGCGGTAAAATACCTTGTTCATATAATTTAACCATAGCTGTTTTAGTCATATCTGCCGCTCCTCCTTGAATTAATCTATTAAGAGCTTTGTAAGTAAAAGCAGGTTTGTAATAATTTTCAAAATCTTTCATATAGTTGTCAGCAATGTTGTCCTTAAATTTAGTTAATAACTCTGCTTTATAAGCTGTTTTTGCATCTTCTTCTGTTAAAATTGCAACCTGTGTGTATCTATTTAAGTTATTGTCCCATTCTCTATCTCTTGTTTCCCATTTATTAAACCTACAAAACCTGTCTCCTAAAGTAAATAATATTTTATGTACTTCTGCAAAATTAATTAAGGCTTGAGATAACTGTTTTACAAATGGAACTTTAGCGTGGTATTCAAAAAAAAGTTTATTAGCTTTTTCTTTAGTTAAATTTAATTCATTCTGTAGTTTCATTTTACCCATTCCATAAAACAAACCTAAGTTAATTGTTTTGGCCATGATCCGTGGTATCTGAGCCATGTCTGCTACAATTTGATGAAAGTCAGCATCTTCTTTGTTAAATTCTTTTTCTAATGTTTCTGTGCCATATAGATTTAATTTTAAAGCGTAGTGTACAACGATTCTTGGTTCTTGTTGAGAGTAGTCAAAACTACCCCACACACAACCTTCTTCAGGTATAAATAACTCTCTCATTTTTTTACCAATAATTCCTTTAGATGGAATTTGTTGTAAGTTAGGATTTGACATAGAAAATCTTCCAGTAACTGTCCCACCTTGGTCAGATCTTATTTGATTAATGTCTGCATGTATTCTACCTTCATGTACAAATTCTAATAATCCTTCTATAAAAGTATTTTTAGCTTTATCGCATTCTCTAGCTTTTACAATCATACGCAAAAAACGATTCTTATGTGTTTGTAAATAATCTTTTGGTAATTTAGGAGTTGTAGACTTAACTATTTCTGTTTTAGGCGTACCATCTTCATTAAGTAAAACTTTACCATCTTTACCTTTAATTTTTTTCTCTCTATCTTTTGTTTTGTCGTAATCAAATATTTGTTGATGATCTAATAATTTTTTAATAGAAGATGCAGCCCAAATTTCTATATCTAAGTTAGTGTGTTTTTTAATAATTTTTAATAAATTGTCTCTACGTTTTTCTAAAAGATTACCAAGTGTTTTAGCTTTTTGGACATCTATTTTAACTCCTTTAAACTTCATGTCAACTAAACAAGGAAATAATTTAGTTTCTAATTCAAATATTTTTCTACATGTTTTTAATTCTTTACTTCCATCATCATTTTCTTTTGTGTATACTACTTCGTCTAATTTTTTTTCAAATACATTCCACAGCTTTAACGTTAAATTAACATCTTGTTCTGCGTAGTCTTTTACTAAATGATAAGGAAGTTTATGCATATTAGACATAGGGTCTTTTATTGTTCCACTAGACCATTCTAAAACTTTAGCTGACATATCATATTTATATTTAGATTCTTTTAAATAAGATTTACTGACAGAATCTAAAGAATATTTCATTCTTGTTTCGTCAATTACAGAGGCTGCAATCATTGTATCTAATAATTTTCCCTGCAACATTTCTCCAGTAGCTGCTCTAATCCAGCATACATCATACATTGCGTTGTGAAATACTTTACTTATATTTTTGTTTTTAAATATTTTATTGTTTAAATAATTCCATGTTTCTTTAGTGTTTAAATTGTCCGTCATGTGATGAGCAATAGGAAAATACATAGTTTGTTTTTTAGTGGCTACAGCAATACCTGTTACAAAACCATCTTTTCTAATTGCACCTAATCCTTTTGTTTTAAGATTTGGATCGTATGTTTCTAAATCAATTGCAACTATATCTATGTCTTCTAAATCTAAATCAGTTAATTGTGGAATTATACACATTATTTGTAATCTCTCTCTTTTATCATTTCTAAATAATGTATTGCTTTATCGATGTCTTGTTCCTTTCCTTTCGCTGCATGTCTGCATATATATTTTATAGCTGATCCCTCTGCAAAAGGCAACCTGTTCTTGTTTATAAACTCACTTGGCTGCATGATCATATCTTTGTAGTGAGATCCTCCTATTTGTTTTTTGTATGCTGTCATATTTTTGTATCCTTTTTTATCTTTGTCCTAACGATCTTTGTCTTGTTGATTGTAATGTCCAACAATCAAATATCCCTCTGCTGTATGCTGTGTATGCTAATCTTAACTGAGTGTATCCATCTTCTCTTCTTGTTAAAGTACGGTCCACAATAACATTATCAAATGTTAAACCTTTTACTTGATGAATATTACCATAAAAAATTTGAGTTTTTTGATCATAATCAAATCCTTTAGAAATTATTTTTTTAATATAACGTAATCTATCTTTAGTAACTTTAGAAGGTATTCTAACTAAATCAAAATCTTTATGTTTTTTACAATCTGATTTTAAAAGACCTTTGTTAATTAATTCATCAACCGAATAATCTTTTTTAATCCAATCTTCAAATGTGTATTCTCCTTTACCACGAGGAATAACTATACTGCCTGCATATTCCCAAAAATGTTTTATTTGTGTAAGACTCATAAGTTTACCTTGTAAAAAACTTGGCCATAAATAATGAGCATTTATTTCTTTTTTAGATACATGGTCCGAGTTACTAACATGAGAATATCGTAAACCGTGATCATTAAAAAATTTTATACAACGTATATCTCCGGGTGTTCCTCTAAAGGTAAACAAAAAAGTTTGATTAGTGTTTTTTATTTTTTCTAATAATATTTCTAAATTACTAGAACCTAGTAAATTAGGTAAAAAATAGTTATTTCCTTCAATAACCTCACCAATATGACCCATACCGTGTCTTTCAGTATATTTAGCAGGTGTCCAAACCCTGTGAGATTTATATTTGTCCCAAATTGGAGCTATAATTTTTTTGCAAATAGTATTTATAGCTCTGCTACATCTCTTACCTTCTTTTAACTCATGCCATGGATCTGCTGCAAGTTTATGAAAATAATCAGCATCAGAACCAGAATATTCAAATAAAGTTTGATCTGCATCTCCAACTAAATAATAATGTCCTTCTTTTACATTAGCTGCCATTTTTTCAATAGCTTTTCTTTGTGGAACATTACTGTCTTGACACTCATCTATAATAATTGCATCTATATCAGGAAATTTTACTTCATCTTTTAAAAAATTTTCAATCATATCTGTAAAATCACATTTTTCAAGACCAGGTTCTTCTTTGTATTTTTTATATATAGGAAGTAATTCTTTAATCATTGAAAGACTATAAGGAAGATAATTTTGTGTATTACATATTCTCCAATACTGATCTAAACTTAATCCTCTTCCAGCTGCATCTGATCTAAATTGATATAAAGCATGTTTGTCAATATTTGTTGTAGGATCTTTAGCAAATAATCTATTTTGTAAAATTAAATTTTTGTGATCCTCATACTCAAATTTTTTTTTATGAAGATGTTTACTTTTGCAATACTTATGAATAGTACAAATTTTAAGTTTCATACTTTTATCTGTAAAACCTTTACTTTTTATTTGAGGTATGTTTAAAATTGCTGCTCTAATTTGATCTGCAGCTACATTAGTATGCGATAGTATAATAATATTATCAGGATGATATTTAATTAATAATTTTTTATATAAATCCACAATAAACCCATGAGTTTTACCCGTGCCTGGGGGACCGGCAACAAATCTAGGCTTTATTTTTTTCAAAATCATTTAATAAATTTTTCCCTTCCTCTGTTTTGTTTTCTACAACTTCCCCTTCAATAATGTCCGTTTCTTCTATTTTTGGAGATTCAATTTTCCAATACACTAAAGATTTTTCTTTGTATTTACCGTTTACTTTTTTTGCTTTTAGTATTTTTTGCATCTTCATAACAAGATCTACCCTTATTAAATTTATTTTTTGCGTCTGTAAATAACTCTCAAAATGACCTAAATTAAATTCTAAAACGTCCGTAGATTGATTATAATAAGGTGCTTGATAATTAAATAATTCTTTTCTATCAGGAGAAAGTTTTTCTTGTTTAATATAATTTTCAAAATATTTATAAAATTTTAAATCTTCATTTGCTTCTTCCACATACTCTTTTGATTTAACACGTGATTCAAATTTTATTCTCATTATTTCTTCAAACTGAGTTACTTTCATTCTAGGCATCCACACTTGGGCTTGTGTAACCACCGCATCATAAAATAATTTTTGATTCATTAATGTTGGTCCATTAACAGTAATAATTTTTTCAAAACTATTACCTTCTAATTTTCCAGTTACTTTTATGTCATACCTGTCTTGTCCGTATTCTGTAATTTCACCTATAGATTCATCTGCTATTTGTTTAACTTCTACTAAAGATTTATCTTCAACTCCTATCCAATTAAATATTTCTCCAACTGATTGTATTTTACATCCTAATATCTCTGCAATTTTAGGCATTCCAAATTGTCTTTTAGAATTTCTAACACTAGAACCTTTATTTTTTCTGTTTTCAGCTTCATCATCGTTAGAAACTTCCGCAATTTCATATATAAAATTGTTAATTTCTTCATCATTCCAATCAGTTTGTTTAATTAAAACTCCAGCTATAGCTGTACAGTATTCGTCTCTTTGACCTTTAGCTGCATATAAAACTGACAATGCGGTTGCTAATGCTATTTTACGTATAACTTTATTTAAATCTTCCTGGTATTCATTAATTCCTTCATACTTCTCCCATCTTACATGTTCAGGATGTTTGTTATGTAGTGAAGCAGGAGCTATTGTATAATGTGTCTCGGTGCTTCTTATCTCACACAAACATTGACCATGTGCTGCAAACTCTACATATTTTCCAAGATCATTAGGTAATATAAATTTTTTAGGAGCTAACTTTTGTTTCCATAAATAATGACTTGTAGGATTATGGTCTCTGCCAAAAATAGCACTACAATTTTTTATCCACTTGTTTGCAAATTCTTTTGCACGGGTATGATCAATATCAAAATCAACTAAATTGTCTAATCTTAATCCTATTTGTTTATCTAAATATCTACTTTTCCATTCTTCTTTTTTTATTATAAATTCTAAACTTGACCAACGTTTAAGAATAGCTTTACCCCCTTCACAAGGAATTAAAGTATACTCAAGGTTATACCAATCTTCATAAGTATTGGGACTATCTTTTATATATTTTTCATCAATCATAATTTTAATGGGCGTATCCACTCTCGCATCTACGCCCACTTCCTAGGAACTATAAATTGATTGTTTTTTTAGTTTCTTGTTGTTCAGGCTTAGCTTGAATTTCACCTTTGCTTACACTTGCAGCAAAAGTTTTAGCTATTTCATAAACTCCTTTATCCTGTACAGGTCCAACTGTAGATACATCCCAACCAAACCATGTTCCCTTGTCATTAGACATTTGAACAGTTTTTAGTTTATAAATGTGGCTATATGTTGGCGGTGTAAATAAACCATTCTTACCTTGAAGTTTAAGTCCCATCATCATTGAATTCCATTTACGACTAATTTTTAATTGAGTCGATTTCATAGAAATCAAAGCTGTTGTTGGACTTTTACCTAACAACACTACAAAATGATTTGCTGTGTTCTCGATATAATTACCGTTTGGTAATCTATCTTTGTAAGATTTATCACGAGTTGTTTTACTCATAATATCACTTGATGCTTCATGTATTGCTACAGGTGCACCTTTACTCTCACCTCTATCTTGCCATTCTACAAGTTTTCTTGTGTAGTATGCGGGCAATATATCTATTCCTTTAGCACCATCAAAAATTTCATTTGTAACGGTGTTAAGAATCATACCAGGTTCTGCATCCTTGATATATTTTCCATGACTCTTATTTATTTCAGGAGATAGTTGTCCCAATACTTTCAGAAATGGTAAAGCAAGATCATCTTGCGACATATTCTGAGTACCTGCGTGTGCATCAGCTTCGAATAAATTCGTTGCTAGAGCACCTGCTTCTTGTTTTTTTGCTACTTCGCTCATGTTTATTGTTTCCTTTTTATGTTTGTTTTATTTCCAACAAAAATGTTGAAAAGTTCCGTTGGCATTTCTTTTCCTGCCTCAATACGTTCACGGACTAACGCTTTCAAAGTCATGGGCTCAACTTTCAGTTTTTGCTGAGGTTGAAACCCTTGACCCTTTGCAAGTTCGGCATAATCAGCCGCCTTGATATCTTCGTTTCGCCCAAAAGATACGGATATCTCGTTTTTGATTATATCTCCTAGGTTGTTCTCACGAAGCCAGTTAAACGCCTTCTCTTTATTTGCTTGAGTAATTGTGGCGCTATAATTTGTTTTAACTTCTAATGAAGATCCATCTGCTAATCTAAGAAAGGACAAACCCATCTCAGACATCATAGTTGGTATAACTTCACCAGATACATGTTCTGATTTTTTTTTTAAATTTTTTATATTTTCTTCTGCATTTTTAATAGACTCTTCTAATTGTTGAAGTGTTTCTACTTGATCTGCTAGAGACTGAATGTTTCCAGTCTTCTGTATTACGTTTTCTTGGTCTTCCTCAAAGTTTATCTTGCTCATTTATTTCTCCTCTTTCATATAAGTTTATTTCTATTGGATAGTATCTTCTTTCTTGTTTATCCCACTTTAGTAAATTGTATTTTCCATTTGTAATATCAGACACAATAGAACATGCAACACCTATTATAGCAGGATCTCCAGTAAGTAATAAATAATCTTCAGGTTTATAATTTCTTAAACTTTGTCTTAATTTAATAATCAGTGGACCTGGTGAAAATATTATCTGAGATAGTTCCGGCAATAAAAATTTAAAAGGACCATACTTTGATGCTCCCATAATATTTATTTTAGGTCTACCATCTTTAGTACCTGCAAT